TAAGCCAATCTTCAAAGAATTTGCCCTTAGGGTAGTAACTTAAAATATAAGTTATAGATGGATAATATTTTCCGTTTCGTCTGTAATATCTAGAATCTGGTAAGGTTATTTGTTTAGCATCTTCAGATATTTCAAGTATACGGTTATACTTTTTCTTTACATTCCTCTTCTTCATACGAGAGATATTTTTTTCTCCATTAAATCATATTGATCAATGGGTTCTGTGTTTTGAATTAGCTTGGTAAAATAGGAAAAACCTAAATCACTTGGATCCTTTCCATCTAATTCTACAAGATAAACTTCTTTACCTTGGTTTAGTAAGTATTCACAATGTTTAAGTGCCTGTTTTATAGCATCAGTATCTAATGCTATATAAATCTTTTTAACTGTTGATTGTACTATACGTTTAAGTAAGCTTGATTGTATGTTTTTACCTAATAATGGTATAGCATTTCTTTTTATAGCTATAGCATCAAATGGTCCTTCACATAGTACTAGTGGTGAATCCCAATTTATAAATAATTCAAATGGTATTATGTCTCTAGAACATTCTGGGTTTCTATATTTAATGAATGGGTCTTGTTCAAATGATCTACCCGTAAAATAGTTTAATGAACCATCTTTATCATATGAAGGTATAATAACCATATTAGCATATCTTCCAAAATCACAATATCCAATATTATACTTTATAATATCATCATCTGTTACATTTCTTTTTTTAAGATAATTATATGCTTGTTTTGCTTTCAAATCAGTATTATCTAATATTTGTTTAAATTCTTTAGGTAATTCTACTACATTTTGTACTATAACTTCTTCTACTTGACTACCTGTTTTAACTAGTTTACTTAATTCTATAAATTTATCGGATGATGCTTTAAGTAATTTAAATAAACCCTTTATAGTTTTACCCTTTTTACCGCAAACCCAGCAATGCCATGGATTATGACCTTTTTTATTTTCAGTAAAATTTACCTCTAGTTTTGGTTTATGGTGATTACAGAATGGACAGTGATATGCTTGATTGCCTCGAGCAGTCCTTTTACTTGTTCCTAAAACCGTATTTACTAGATTAACTAGTAGTTCATTTACCATGTGCTATAATATACGAAGTATATTTTAAAGTTCAAAATCTTTTGTGTAAAATTTTCCTAATATATTATCATTAAAATATTCATCAGGTCTTTCTAATACTTGATGTACAAATTGATATTGGGTTTCATAATATGTTAGTAGTTTTTTATTAGGTGCTATTTTAACTATATGACGTTCAAAATTTTCTTCTGGTTCTAATTCTATCACTTCTTTAAGTAATTTATTTGAACCCCAATATGTTAACCAATCAGATTCTTTTATTGCTATTTTATAAGATGGTTTTCTACCTACCACACCCTCATACATTGTTAAATCTTTTTTAGTTAATTTAATTTTTCTTTCATAGTATAATACTTTTTTACCTATATAGGATTTACCTGTAGGTTTATGTACTATTCTATAAACGAACCCGTATGTGTTATCTGGGAAATCTGTAATGGTGTTTATTGGTTCTCCTTGAAGACCTATCCATTTCATATATTTGTTTTAGTTAATAAAATTGTTAAGTAGTAGAAACATCACCTACATTACACAAACAAAAAGCCGTTATATGCCATATATTTCCATCTGTTATAGTATGAATTTTTGTACCTTTTATAGCTTTTGAAGTGCCAAAAGTAAATTGGGTTCCAACAATATCTTCAGTTCCATCATCACATATAGCTATACCATTTAATACTGCAGATGTGGCTTCAATTGTAAATGTTACTCCTGAACCAGCAGTAGCAGTAATTATAAAATCATAAGTTAGACCGGCTATTTCACTATAATTACTAGGAAGAACAACATTAACGGCATTACCAGATGTTGAAGGATTAATACTAAATAAAGTATTAGGAAGATACACTGAGCTACTTAATGCAAAATTATTTAAAGCTCCTTCCGCATTAGAAATTACATGAACTTTTTGTCTACCTGACATAAATCCAGAAGAGGTGATATCCCCACTTGCACTTATATTTCCTGAAATATTTTGGTCCCCAGTAAAAGTATTTGAACCTGTAATGGCATAACTACCAGTTACAGTTGTTAATGAAGTAATATTAGTTTCATTTGTAGATACTCTAGTACTGAAGCTAGAACTAGCAGCATTAGATGAACCCGTAATACTTGCCGCTGTTAAACTTCTTATTAATGTAGCATTAGCACCTAATGAACCCGAAATTCCGGCTGCTGTAAAACTACCACCACTTGAGGCTAAAGCCGTAGCTAAAGAAGCTGAAACATCTGAAATATCAGGTAAGGTTAATGTACCTTTAATATTAATATCAGTAGTATCAGTACCGTCTAAAGCTTCAATTATATTGAGAGTATGATCTGCTGTGATATTTTGACCTGTTGCTATGCCTGTTTTAGAAATTGTTGCCATATCTATAAATATTATAAGTCTAAGTTAACTAATATAGTTGTATCTGTTACATTTGAACTTTGTAAAGGTTGTGATAATTTTCCTACTGCTACTAATTGATTTGCATTATTATATAAACCTACGGTTGTTATATAAGGTTGAAAATATGAACCAGTTAAAAAATCATATGCTTTACCATTAGAACTACCTGAAATAGCCGAAGGGTTTTGTGTATAGTTATATTCATTAGGGTTAAATGTACATTTATACTGGGATTCATGTATGGTTAATGTACTTTGGAATGAACAAGTTATATTATTACCTGTTATTATATCAGGTAATCCCGTAGCATCTCCTGAGCCATATGTAACAGCTCCATATAAAGAGGATCCATATACTGCCCCACTTAATGAAGTACTTATACCTGTTATTACTACTATACCATGTTGGTATATAATATCTCCTACTTTACCTCCACTTTGAAATAAATTTCCTTCACCATCATCTGTTATAATACTTCCAGCGTATTCAAATCTAAAACTCCCAGGTTTAATATTTTCACCAAATAAATTTGAGGGTATTGATATTACTCCTATTTCATCATTGGAGGCTGTTGGAAATGCTCTATTAGCATCCAAAGTATTAGATAAATAATTTATATATGAAGGTTGTTCTGAACCACCCTGTCCTATTCTTACACCATCTAATCCTATTGAAGAAGTAAAAGCAGGAGAACCATCTTCACCCCTTAAATAATTAGTATAATATAACTGTTTTATAGAATTATATACTAAAGCTTGAGATTCTACTTTAATTTGACCTGTGGTATCCGAACCAGAAACATAGGCAATATTTTTACCTGTAAATCTATCTATGCTAGCATTAGAAGCGGTAAGTGCACCCGCACCTTGAAAAGAAAAACTTTTGTTTACTTTAAATGGAGTTACTATAACATCCGATGTTGTAAATGGCTTGTAAACACTCATTCATCTTAAAAATCTAATTTAACCCTAATTAAACTTTCTTTAGTAAAGTCTTTAAGTAATGGTCTTGATAATTTAGCTACTGCCACTAGCTCATTTGCATCATTATACATTCCTACTGTTGTGGCATATACTTGAGGGTTATTTATAAATGAATTATGTATTATTTCTCCAGTTGAACCAGATATGAATGAAGGATTTGTAGAATAATTGAATTCTGAATTTCTTGCCCTTACAAATACATAATCTGATGTAACTGTTTCTTCAGCATTTAATTGAAAAGATCCTCCATCTATTATAGCATTTACTAATGTTTTTTGATTAGTACCATTAGCTAAATTTGCAGTTTCATTAGAGGTAATAACAGCAAATTCCTTTAATGCCGCTGGATTTAATAATATAGTTCCTATATCGGGTAAAAATAAACCATATGAACCAGAATCGGCTACAAACCCTGTTGTACCTGTAGGACTACCATTAGAACCTGATATTACTTGGTATACTCTATTGGATCCCAAAAATGTTGCTGTAGTTTCGTTGTTTACATCCGCTGTTAAATGAACTGTATTAGTACCTTTTAACTGTAGGTTAAAAGTGTTAGGAAATAATTTTTCTTTATATCTTGCCCTATCTACAGATATTGCCCAAAAATCATTTGGCGAAAATGTATTAGTACCATTCCCATATGTAAAATTTGTATTTTCATCTTCTAATACTAAAGATCTAAATTGACCATATATTGAAGTAGCAGGGGTTAATCTTGGTACACTAGAATTAAAATATGCACTACCACTTCCTAATTTATTTCCATAGGCTACATCAAATTGAATTTGAGCTTCAGCTAAAACTGAGCTTGTTTGATATACACTAATATAATAGTTTCCTGAAGTACCAGCTTCCTGCACTGATGAAGTAAAAAAATTTGTTAAAGTAGCTGAATTAGTAGACCAAGCTACTGATTGTATTGCATCAGCACTAACTACGAAATCTTCAGCGTCTAATCTTTTAAATCCCATTTTTAAGTTGTTTTAGTAATTGTTACAGGTATAGTAATTCTTGCTCCACTATCTAATCCTACTACTGTTAAAGTTGTATTTAATTGAGTATTAGATCCAAATAAAGTATTTACTGTAGTTGCTCTTAAATTAATTTGAGTTCCTATTACCGTAGAAGATACGTTTGTTCCTAATGTTGTTGTTGAATTATTATTTTGGGCAGTGGCGGCTGTACTTTGAACTCCAACTCCATTAAATGTAGCTAATGTTCTAACATCCGCTATTGTAGCCGAATACCCCGAGGTTTCAAACGCTGTAGTATTACCTAAATAATTTAGGGTTTGAGGTGTAATAGCTAATGAAGCTCCTTGTTTTAATGTAATAGCTGAGTATCCTAAATCTAACACAGGTAAAACTGCCGTACCTCTAGGTAATGTGGTTAATTTATATTTCATTATTTGAGACTCATCAGCAAATGCTTCTAATAAAGGTAAATTATCTATTGCTTCTCCATAATACGCAGAACCTTGTGGATTAGTTGGATTATAAAGTGTATAATCTATTTCATCATCTGCTAATGCAAATTGTGTGATTCTAAATGAACCATCATTTTGGGCTAACAATTCTCTACCTTTTTTTGTAAGAATAGCATCAACTGTTACTACTTGATTATTTAAATATCCCATTTTTATTTAATTATATATTATAAATATGTGTTTTTATTGTTTTTACTCCAAATTATTTTTAACCTGTTTGATTTGTTCCAAATTCTTTTGTAATAGCTTCAAAATTATCTTGTAAGTAAGCGGGAACAAAAGCACTAGTAAAGGCACCAGCTTGTACTCCCCCTGAAACTTCATCTCTTACTATTACAAATTCATTTTTACCTGCTGCACGAGCTCTCCAAATAAAAAATCCGGCAGCCCCCTGTCCTAATATTTTAGTACTTCCTGTTTTTTTATTAATAAATAAACGGGTTTGAGTGCTACTAGTCATGTAATCTATCCCTAAAATTTCAAATACACCCTTAGATCCAAGAGGTTCTAAAAAGTCACCATTACTATCTTTATTTAACATCCCATCATTAAAGGGATCTAAATCTGTATTAACAAACCCAACCTCTAAATCTTCATATATAGTAATAAACCATCTTGCATTTTCCTCATTTATACTATCTAAAATTATGTCAATAAATCCTTTTACAGCTCCACTACCTGTTTGTGGCAAAATAGTACTACCCACAGTATAATCTGAGTTAGCTCTACTTAAGGGTACGCTCCTATCTAAAGTAATATAATTATTTGTTCCAAACCAAGTACCATAATCCGCTGCATTAGAAGAAGTGGCCATGAATGTTGGTTTAGTAGGTACTCCAAATTCTGTTGTTAAGATTTTTGTAGTAGAAGGTAATGTAGGAGTAGAACCCGCAGTAGTATTAGGATACATAAACATATTAATCCTAGAGTTAACTGGATTATTGGCATTTAAAATTTGGTAATAATCCCCTCTACTTTGAGTAGTTGCTAAATTAATACCATATAAAGATGCGGATGATGCTAGTAAATTCGTAGAAATAGAAATTGAATTTAAACCATCACTAGGTGATATTGTTTTAACTTGGTCCTCAGAGGATACTTCTAATATTCTTCCCATTTTTACTGCCCCCGAATCTAATATAAAAGGGGAAGTACCTCCCCCCCACTCAAATTCATATATAATAGTACTTAATGATGATACTGAAGGGGTTTGACCATATGTTCCTATATTTATAGGATCACCAAAATTAGTTGTTGTTTGACCTCTGAATCCTAGAGGATTATATATATTAATATCACTAGATTGTACTATAGAACGATTATATGAAGGGTTTAGTATAGAACTAACTTCAAAATATGATTGAGGTATATCAACATTGGTTGCAGTACCACTTATTAAAGCTTCAAAATTAACAGGATTTATTGCATTAGTACTATAATCTATTTTTTGTAATAAGGTATTAGGTATACCCTGAGTGGCATTATTTTGTAATACATCACAATCTTCATTATAAAATTTAGAAGTAAGATAAGGCTCTATTATTAAATTTTTAAAATTATTAGTATTAGTTAGAGAAGAACTAATAAAAAATTTAGCACCATTAAATATAAAACTATTAGTATCACCAGGATCAGGGGGTACTACTAAAGGGAAAAGATAATCACCCGCTAAAATTGTATTAGCAGGTATAGAAACTTGTATATCAAAACTTGTAGTGGCTCCCGCACTAGCATTAGCTGTTGGAGTAAATAAATTACTTCTTACAATTGATCCATCATCCCTAGTAGTGTTTCCTTGACTTATACCTATTACTGTAGTTCCTGAACTTCCATTAGTAGTTATACTTCCAGAAAATCTTACATTAATTATTTCTGAAGATGGATAGGATTGAAATTTATAAGCATCATCATCAGCATTATAAAATCCTAAATTATCTAAATTACTTTCAGTAATTGGAATGCTTATACCGGCTTGATAAAGGGCAAAAGTACTAGCAACATTAGTTCCTGCTAAACATGATCCAGTAAATTCATAATTTAAAACTGATTTATCATCATTCGCTATATCTTCCCTATCAGGAGGTTGCACATAATATAAAAAATAATCATTAGTTCTGGTTCTATTTAATATGGTATATTCTTTAAAACTAGAACCAGAAGGTAATACTAATGTATTTAATGATTCTAATGGTAAAGTATTATCAATCCCATTATTATCAATTCTTGCTATTTTAATATATCGTATAAGTCCTGACATTTTGTATAAATATTTTAACTAGCTGATGTGTTAGGGTTTGGGCCTGGTAATGGTGTTGCTGTATCATCCTGAAACCATACTTGTATATATCCATTAGTAGGCAAGTTTATAGTAGATATAAATCCACTAAATATATTATCTGTAGAATTATATGATCTTATCCCATAAGCGGCACTTTTAGGATTTATTTCTTTAAAA